AGAGAAGCCAAGCACTTTTTAAATCCGGGTGATTCACTCGCCTTTTGCTTCAAATCCACAGGATGGCGGGCCAATCCAATGCTTGAGAACCACTATGGGTCTGTCGATTCGCGCCTATGCCCGGCACCGGGGGGTCTCCGATACCGCTGTGCACAAGGCCATCAAAGCCGGACGCATCACGCCGGAGACTGACGGGACGATTGATCCGGCCAACGCCGATCGCCAGTGGGATCGCAACACCGACCCCACGCAGCAACGCGAAACCGCGAGCAAGCTAAGGTCAGCCCCGAAATCGGTGGTCATGTCGGATCTGCCTGCGGCCAGTACGGTAGCCGCGACGGCCTCCGCCAATACGCCTTTGTCGACAGGCGGCACCTCTTTGCTGCAGGCCAAAACCGCCAATGAGGTTTTGAAGGCGCAGACCAACAAGGTGCGGCTGGCTCGGCTCAAGGGTGAACTGGTCGATCGTTCGCAAGCCATCGCCCACGTTTTCAAGCTGGCGCGTACTGAACGCGATGCCTGGCTCAATTGGCCTGCCCGAATTTCGGCACAGATGGCGGCGAAGCTGGGCGAGAAAGTAACTATTGATCCTCATGACTTGCACGTCGCTCTTGAAGCCGCCGTGCGCGAGCACTTGCAGGAATTGGGAGAAATGCGTCCGAAGGTGGATTGAATAATATGGACTACGAAGGCAGTCTTGAAATCGAGCAAGCTTGGGCAGAAGGTCTGATCCCAGACCCTTTGCTGACGGTTTCAGAGTGGTCAGATCGGCACCGCGTGCTGTCCACCAAGGCCTCTGCTGAACCTGGACGCTGGCGCACCAGTCGCACGCCTTACCTGCGCGAAATTATGGATGCCTTGTCGCCCATGTCGCCGGTCGAGCGGGTCGTCTTCATGAAGGGCGCTCAACTGGGCGCAACCGAAATGGGCAACAACTGGATCGGCTATGTGATCCACCACGCTCCGGGGCCGATGATGGCGGTATCGCCCACGGTAGAGATGGCCAAGCGTAATTCGAAACAACGCATTGACCCATTGATCGAAGAGTCAAGCGTGCTGGCCGAGTTGATCGCCCCGGCCCGCAGCCGGGATGCCGGCAATACCATTCTGGCCAAAGAGTTTCGCGGCGGGGTGCTGGTCATGACCGGAGCCAACAGTGCGGTCGGCCTGCGCTCGATGCCAGTGCGTTACTTGTTTCTGGATGAAGTGGATGGTTATCCACGCGATGTTGACGGTGAAGGCGATGCGATTGCATTGGCCGAAGCACGTACCCGAACCTTTGCCCGGCGCAAGATTTTTATCGTTTCGACGCCGACCATTTCCGGCGCGTCCAGTGTTGAACGGGAATATGAGGCAAGTGATCAGCGTCGCTACTTTGTCCCGTGCCCAAATTGCGATCACCGTCAGTGGCTGCGCTTCGAGCAATTGCGTTGGGAGAAGCACCAACCGGAAACTGCTGCTTATGTCTGCGAATCCTGTGACCAGACTATCCCGGAGCACCATAAAACTTGGATGCTGGAACAAGGGCAATGGCGAAGCACCGTAAAAGTTGACGCTGGCAGGACGGCGGGGTTTCACCTGTCATCACTCTACAGCCCCGTTGGCTGGCGCAGCTGGGCAGACATTGCTGCCGCCTGGGAGGCGGCTGTGAATCGGGATAGCGGTTCAGCAGCGGCGATCAAAGCTTTCAAGAATACGGAACTGGGCGAGACGTGGGTCGAGGAAGGTGAAGCCCCCGACTGGCAACGCCTGATTGAACGACGCGAAGATTATCGAATCGGCTTTATTCCCGCTGGCGGCCTGCTACTGACCGGCGGTGCCGATGTACAAAAGGATCGCATCGAAGCCTCGGTCTGGGCCTTCGGCCGTGGCAAGGAAGCCTGGCTCATCGAGCACCGTGTGCTGATGGGCGATACCGCACGTGCCGATGTTTGGCGCGATCTGGCAAACGTGCTTCAGGAATCATGGACGCACGAATCGGGCTGTCTGATTCCGTTGGCGCGTTTTGCGCTGGACACCGGCTATGCGACACAGGAAGCCTACGCCTTCGTTCGTTCGGCGCGCGACTCCCGCCTAATGCCCGTCAAAGGCATCGCACGGGGTGCTGCCCTGATCGGTACGCCCACTGCAGTTGATGCCACTGCCAATGGGAAGAAATTGCGCCGGGGCATCAAGGTGTTCCCGGTGGCGGGAAGCATTGCCAAGCTGGAGTTCTATAACAACCTGCGCAAAAGTGCGGATGTGGGCGATGACGGCATCACCGCGACCTATCCCGCTGGATACGTGCACCTACCCAGCGTCGATGGTGAATTCGTACAACAACTTTGCGCGGAACAGCTGGTGACCCGCCGCGATCGCAATGGCTTCGCGCATCGCGAGTGGCAAAAGCTGCGTGAGCGCAACGAAGCACTCGACTGCTATGTGTATGCCCGCGCTGCAGCGGCAGCGGCTGGGCTGGATCGCTTCGAAGAGCGACATTGGCGCGAGTTAGAGAAACAACTGAGCGGCAAACCAGCTTCAGCGTTGCCGGATTCAGCAACCCAGACCCTTGGTGCCGCCCCACAAGCCGGCCCCGCCCGATCCAAACCCCAACCTGCACGCAGAGTCGTGCGTAGCCGCTGGATGACTTGATGACCACCTATACCGAAGAACATGCCCACGCCTTACGCGAAGCGCTGGCCACTGGCGAGCAGCGTGTCAGCTATGACGGCAAAAGTATCGAGTACCGCTCGGTGTCCGATCTCAAGGCTGCGCTGGCCGAAGTCGAATCGGCTCTCGCTCGGCAATTGGGTATCCCGAAATCGCGCCAGATTCGCATGAATACGGCAAAGGGACTGTAATGGGCTGGCTAAAAACAATCCAACGCCGATTTTTTGGCAATTCGGCTGGCAGTTCTCCTACTTACGACGGTATCGGCTCAGGGCGGCGCGCCATCGCGTGGTCGGTCGGCAATCCCGGTGCTATCGCTGCACTGCTCACCACTCAGAATGAATTGCGCGCCAAAAGCCGCGATCTGGTGCGGCGCAACGCCTGGGCCAATGCGGCGCTCGAATCCTATGCGGCCAACGCCATCGGTACCGGCATCAAACCGCAATCCATGGTCATCGATCCTGCGCTGCGCGAGGGTATTCAGTCCCTCTGGCGTGATTGGACAGAAACGGCGGATGCCGCCGGCCTGACCGACTTCTATGGGCTCCAGGCAATGGCCTGCCGAGCCATGCTCGAAGGCGGTGAAGCTTTGGTGCGTATCCGTTACCGTCGCCCAGAAGATGGTTTTCCGGTAGCGATGCAACTGCAGGTGCTGGAACCCGAGCACTTGCCAGTGACGATGAATACTACGGCCGAAAATGGCAATCTCATTCGCGCCGGGATCGAATTCGACCGACTGGGCAGGCGAGTTGCCTACCACTTGTATCGCAGCCACCCAGAGGACGGCGCGTTCAGCGTCATGTCGTCCGGCAGCAGCATGGAAATTGTGCGTGTCGACGCCGCCGAGATCATCCATTTATTCCGTCCACTGCGCCCCGGACAGATTCGTGGCGAGCCTTGGCTGGCACGCGCATTGGTGAAATTGAACGAGCTCGACCAGTACGACGATGCCGAGTTGGTGCGCAAAAAAACGGCTGCCATGTTTGCCGGCTTCATCACTCGCATGGCTCCCGAAGACAATTTGATGGGCGAAGGGTCAGCGGATCCCAACGGTATCGCGATGGCCGGCCTTGAGCCTGGCACGATGCAAATTCTGGAACCCGGCGAGGATGTGAAATTCTCGCAACCTGCCGATGTGGGTGGCTCCTATTCGGAGTTTCTGCGTATGCAGTTTCGCGCCGTGGCGGCAGCCATGGGCGTCACCTATGAACAACTGACCGGTGATCTGACGCAGGTCAACTACTCCTCGATCCGGGCTGGCCTGCTGGAATTCCGTCGCCGGGTGGAGTCTTTGCAGCATGGCGTCATCGTCCATCAACTTTGCCGTCCGATCTGGCGTGCCTGGATGGAGCAGGCGGTTCTCGAAGGCGCATTGGTGTTGCCTGGGTTTGTCCGTGGCGGCCCTCTAAAGCGACGCCAGTATCTGGCTTGCAAATGGATTCCCCAAGGTTGGCAGTGGGTCGATCCAAAGAAAGAGTTCGACGCCATGCTCACCGCCATTCGAGCAGGGTTGCTGTCCCGCTCGGAAGCGATTTCGGCCAACGGTTATGACGCCGAGGACGTGGATAGAGAGATCGCCGCCGACAACGCCCGCGCCGATGCACTGGGCCTCGTACTTGAGAGCGACCCGCGTCACGACAAGGTGCCCGCTGCAGCGACACCCGTCACGCCCAGTGTGGCATCACAAGCTTTGCAACAAGACTTCGAAAGCCCCTGATATGTTATTGCCCCATCTAGCGTCCCGGTTGTATGGGACGCCGCTGCTGGTCGCCCGCTCCAAGCTGGACATCATTCTGGCTGTGCTGGGTGACCGTATTGGCTGGCCCGCGCCATCAGCGGACTTTCCCGCGCTGCCATTGCCAACGCGCCAATCCGCCTCTGTTGCCGCATTTGCCACATCCTCGACGATAGCCATCATCCCGGTTCACGGCACGTTGGTTCGTCGCTCGCTCGGGCTGGAGGCCGCTTCAGGACTCATGTCTTACGGTGAGATTGCCGCGATGCTGGATGTCGCGCTGGCCGACCCGAGCATCACCGGCATCCTGCTTGATGTGGATTCGCCAGGCGGCGAGGCCGGAGGTGTTTTCGAACTCGGCGAACGCATTCGTGCCGCCGATGCGATCAAGCCGGTTTGGGCGATAGCCTCGGATTCCGCATTTTCTGCCGCTTACGCCATCGCCTGTGCCGCCTCACGGATCACGGTTACGCGCACTGGTGGCGTGGGGTCGATTGGCGTCATTGCCATGCACGTCGATCAGACGGTACGGGATGCGCAGGAAGGCTACCGCTACACCGCCATCACTGCCGGGTTGCAAAAGAACGATTTCTCACCGCACGAGATGCTCAGCAGCGAAGCCCATGCCCGACTCCAGGTCGAGGTGGATCGACTCTACGGCCTCTTCGTTAATCACGTGGCCCAGATGCGTGGCCTCGACCCCAATGCCATTCGGGCCACTGAAGCCGGGCTGTATTTCGGTCCAGATTCCATCGCCTCTGGCTTGGCCGATGCCGAAGG